CCTTTTTTTGCTTCTCTTATAAGTTCCAAAACTTCTTGACTTTCCATTTTTATTCCTTATAAAGNGATGTGTCATAAACTTTGTATTATAACTTTCATTATAAGTTTTAATAGCTTGGTAGATTCCAAGTACTCCCTCTTGAAATCCGTCATCTGTATTTCCCCACTTATAATTAATCTTTCTAACAGTGTTCAAGTACCTTTCAATTAATGTTTCTGTAGCTTCATTATTTNNCTAGTTTACTTCTCACTATCTTTTCCTCAGCAACTTTTATAATATTTCTTAGTTCTACCTGCTCTCCTGCTATTTCATTTTGTCTTGCTTCAATTCTTACTTGTTTTTCTTTTAGAATCTTTAATTTAGAATTTAATAATTCACTTTCAGCTTTAAGTAATCCAAGTTCTCTATTTAAGTCATCTCTTTCTTTAAAATATTTATCTTCAAAGTTATCTTCATCAATTCTAGCTCTTTTTAAATTATTCAATAATACCTCTAAAATAGCTCTATTTCCTTCATCATTAAGATCATAATTTATTGGATAACAAGTTACCATGTTATCTCCCACTACTACATAAGTCATCATTTTATTTTTGTTGATGAAAAATTCAGCTTTTTTATGTGTGTCATAAGCTGCTGTACAGATGTACTCACTTCCTTGAAATTCTGTTTTTAAATCCGTTTCTAGTCCTTCTATCTTATCTTCATTTTGCTTTTTCCAAATATCAAATGTTCTATCATTGATAATCTGATATTTACAAACTCTTGAAGCATATCTCATAAGTGCATGTCTTGTTATATTGATTTCTTTCATTATCTCACTCTCCAAATTTTAAACAAGTAAAATAAGCAACATTTTTAACTGCAACTAACATTTTCCAACCTCGACATTTACGGTATTTAAATCTTTTTAAAGATTTTACTTTTCCTGTTATTTTACCTCTCATTAATTGTTTTACTACTATATTTTGCCCTAAATTAAGAGGTTTTTCATGTGTAAACATTGGTAATTCTCTATTATCAAAACTAATATATGTCAATTTACAAGGTAAAATTGTTATGTAATTATTTAGTATTCTTTTTCTAAACTTTTTAGTATTTTTTTTATTCATTACTTCCTCCAATTTTGTTTCTTTTCTCTTGCCATTCAACAATTTCTTCTAAAACATAGATTAATTTACTGCATTCCTGAACATTCATATTATTTTCTGTTTTTCCTTTGCCCAAGTATTGCTCTATAAATTCTTGCTTGTCCTTTTTGTAATAAACTTTGTTATATAAAATATTGAATCTATTTTTCTGTCTATCTGTTGCATAGTTGTTTATTAGCCTTTCAAGTATTTTTATAAGAACCTCAGCTTGTTTAGAGCTGAGATCCTTAGATGTTTTTTTATTAAATTTACTTTCCAAAAGAGTTCTATAATTTTCATCTTTTAGATTCAATTTACTTTTTAAAATATGTATATATTTAATTTGTCCGTTCTTTATCTTCTCCATTTCTCTCCTCAATTACACTTGTAATAGACAATGGAACACTTACCATTTTCCCCATTTTATCCTTATAATATGCTTCAACATAAGTGCTAGATTTGCTTGGTTTATATGCTTCTTTTATTATTTTTACCCCTTCAAGTAATGTTTCATTGCCATTTTCGTTTGCAATAGCTTCTAACTCCAATACCCTTGAAGCTTTCAAGTTTCCATTCTTGTCCTTTTTCAATAGTAGATCTATTAATTTTTCTAATTCTGGTTGCTCATTAGTTGTTAATTTAGAAATATAGTCTTTTACCTTAGCTATTCCACTATGTACAGTATCATCAAAGCTATCTATTATTCTATGTCCAATTATTATAGAAAAGTTCCCGTCACTTGTTGTAAAAGTGTGGCTTCTTTGAGTTTCTTTTATTCCATATAGTTCTTCTTTTAATTCTAAGATAGCTTCAAAACTTTTAAAAATTTCTAATTTAGTATTTTTTAATGTTTCAGCAAGTTTCTCAACTTTTGTAAAGTTTTCTTTTACTGTTTCATCTACAATCCCTTTATATTCTTTTATTTTTTCTTTTCTTTTAGCTTCTTTAGCTTTTTCTTCCTCTAATACTGCCTTTCTGATTGCTTCTTTTTCTTCATTTGTTAGGTTGTTGAAATCCATAACTGCCTCCTATTCAAAATATTCTTTTAATTGTTCTTCGGATATTCTCTTTTTTTCTTTATAAAAATTTAATATCAATTTACCAGCTTTTGTATTGTCATCTTTATATATTTTTATCCAGTCTTCACACCATTTGATTTTATGTTCAAGTTCTTCTTTTAATTGCTTATGATTATAGTAAACATTCACTTCATCTTCTGAGCCTATAGGTTCTGAATCAACTGAATAATATGTTACATTACTTTCTTTCACACAATCTTTACAAAAGAATTGTCCCATACAAGCTTCAAAAAATTCTTCTCCATCTTTAATTTCTGTATCACAATGTTCACAATATATTTTTGTACTCATATTGTTCTAATTCCTCCATTCTTATAAATTCTTCATAACCTGTTAATATGTCCTCTAACACTGCATAAACTCCATTATTATATTTATAAACATAAAGTATTCCATTGATCTTATATAAATCTTTAAATTCCATAGTTAGTCCTTTAATTTTTTTATATAAATAATTCCAAAAGTAGCATCACTTGTTTTAAACTTATCTTTCATCTTTTTTTCTTCAACTTCTTTAATTTTTTTTAGTTCTTCACTTGTTATTTCTCCATTAAATTCAGATGTCCAACTTGTAAAAGTTATAATCCCTGCTATTGAATAGAATCCACTTATATAATATTTATACTGCTTTTTTCTTCCAAAAAATCCCTTTTTATAGTCTTGTCCTATATTAAAACCTGCTATAAATAATGCTAAACATAATCCACCTAAAGCCCAATCACTCATAGTACCTCCTTATCAAATCTTACCCATAAATAACTTTTTGTTTTTCCCATATCGTTAATAACTTCCACTTGGCTAATACTTGTATCTACATCTAATATTTCATATTCTTTGTCCAGTGTAAGTTCATTATCATTTGGTATAAAGCACTTTACAATATCCCCTTTTTCTAGTTTCCACATTTTAGCCTCCTGTCAAATAACACTTTTTGTGCTAACACTAATATAAACTAAATTTTTTTATTTATAATTTTCATAATTTTTTTAATTTCCTTATCAACTTCCATATATCTTTCTTTTGCACTATAATTTCCCTTATTAAAGGCTTTTATATAGTCTTTTCTTTTAACCCATAATTTAGCAAGTTGATTAAGTTCATCATCTATTATTATTGCCTTTTCTCCATATTCTTTTATAAGTTCTTGTTTTGCTATTTCTGTTAATTTAATATCTCTCATCTTTCCCTCCATATTAATAATTAATTGCCAACATTGTTACAGCTGCTTTTATTTGGTCCAGTGTCAATTTACCATCAACAGATACATTATTTGTTGATATATGTCCAGTTAATGTAAGTAAATTTGCCAACTGTCTTGCTGAGCCTCTAACTGTTAAATTAATATAACTAATCATTTCTTGAAGCTCTTTTTCACTATATAAATCAATTTCATTCTTTAAGAATTTTTTAACTATTTTACTTACATCATCTATATTTAATTCTCTTAAAGTCATATTTATTACAGCTCTTGAATAAAGGTATTCATAACCCTTTGTTTGAGAATAAATTTTACTCTTTAATGCTTCTGTTCCAGCTATTATTATTCCAACACCAGTTTGGTCCGCTAAACTTCTAACTATATCTATAATACTTGGTTTTAAATGTTCTCCCTCATCAATTACAATAATTGTTTCAGTAAACTTTACACTATCCTTTATTCTTTGCTTAATTGATTCTGTATTATTTCCATTATTAGCATCTATTCTCAATTCCCTAGCAATTTTCTTTATAAGCCCAACCACTGTTATTCCAGTTTCAGCTGTTATAAATAAAGCTCTCCCTTTATATTGTTTTGCCCACTCCATTAAAGCATGAGTTTTTCCTATTCCAGCACGACCATATATGTAGGCTATTTTAGCTGAATCTATTGTTTGAGTCATTACATTAGAAGCAACATAATTTTCTATAACCTCAGCTGCATAAAAAATTCTTTTCTTTACTTCTGTATCAACTGAGAAGTCTATTCTTCTCATTTTCTTTTTATGTCTTTCTAAGAATGCTTCAACTTTTTCAGTTAAAGCCTTAACATCTCCTGTATATGTACCTCTTCTAAATTCTGAAAGTGTACTACTTCCTATATTTATAGCTTTTGCTATCTTTGCATAACTTATATTGTTTTCTTCTGCAAATTTTTCCAAATCTTCTATTATTTTCTTCATTTAATACCTCACTTAATCTATTTCAACATATAAACCATTACCAATATACTGCTTTTTCTTTCCCGATTTATCTTCAATTACTTCTATAACCTCAGTTTCTGCTACATCTTTCATTGTTAAAATATTGCTATCATCTCTCATTGCTACTGTTAAATCAAACATCTTTTCTCCATATTCCTTAATCTTTTTCTTTCTATAATTATTGATTTTGATTCCAGTAATATCATTAAATCCAACAGCCACTAGTTTTTTAGCTTTACATAAAAACTCTCCTGTATCTAAGTAAACATAGAGTTCACTTAAATTATGAGGATCATATTTAATTCTTACATGCTCAGTTTGATGATAATACAATGCCTCATGCTCATAGGTATTTCCCATAAATGTAATTCCATTTTGTTGCACTGTTTTCATCTCTTCATACAAGAAAAGTCTTCTTAATTTTTCATCACTAAGCATTACTCTATTTTCAACTGGATACTCTTCATTGAAGACTTCCAAAGGAGTACGGTTTTCCATTCCTCTTCCTCTATGTGCTTTCATACCACCTGCTCTTCTTACTTCATAGAACATATGATTTTTATAATCTATATATTTTGCTAGTTCTATTTCTACCTGTTCTTGCTCTAATAATGCACCCCTTGCCATTTTAGTTTGTGCAAAACTTTTCATATGCTCAGGTCTTTCCATAATATTTCCACCTAAATAAGTTCCAAACATTTTAGAAAAATTTTCTTTTAAATCTCTGAAATATCTTTCTATTTCTTTGGCTTGTGCATTATAAGGCTTTGCATGTGTTACCTCTATTCCAAGACTTGCATATATTCCTTCCAGTTCTTCTGTACCTTTTAAGATTTTATTTTTAAAAGCCTTACCATTATCAGTATAAATTTTCTTAGGTACTCCATACTTTTCGATAGCTCTTTTTAATGCTATTGCAACTGCTTCTGTGTTTTCGGTCCAGGATAAAGTATAACCAACAACCATTCTACTTTTTAAATCTAACCAAGCTATTAAAGTAGGTCTACCAAAATCTCTTTGTTTATTTGCTTTTTTCCTTTTTCCTCTATAACATTGGAAGTCTAGTGTGTGTCCATCTGCCATCCATACATCACCAGCTTTAACATCTTGCAAACCTCTTATTATAAAGGTAGAGTGAGCATCTTTAAATTCTTTTGCTCCCATTCTAGCTCTATCTTTTTCTATAATATTTACATCATTATTTAAAAAGTTTCTAAGAGTACCATAACTAATTGCATCTATCCCAAACATCTCCACTATTTTCTGCCAAACGACAGTCATTTGAGGTTTATTCTTACTGAAATAAAGTTTTTTAGTCATTTCTAATACTTCTTTATTAACTCTTCTTAAACCTTTATTAGCTCCATGTCCAGAGGCAAGTGCTAATGGATTATCCCGATTTTTTTTAAATATTCCATACCATCTACGAAGAGTAGGTACTGTTAAAGTTTTTAAAATCTCCATTTGTTGTGGAAACTCTTCTCTTGCATTTTTTACAAATTCTCTTATAACTATATCTTTATTTTCTAGTCTTTCTTCATAAGCCTCCTCTAATTTTATACAAAGTATATATCTTGAATTAGCCACTCTTTGATTCCAATCAGGTAATTCATCAATATTCTTTGCTTCATTCTTTTTTACTGTTCTGGTCCTAATCTTAGCCTTTTTTTCATCAGCTATTATCCCTAGTTCTCTATCTACCTCTTCTCTTAAATAAAGATTTTTATATACTTTATCTACTTTTTCTTTTATAACTATCCAGCCTTTATTTTGTGCCATTTTTAAAGCTGTTGTTCTTGTTTTCTTAAAGAGTCTTTCTATGTCTTGTAATGTATAATATTTGTCCATAAAAAGCCCCCTTTAAAATATTTTTGCTCCTATTGCTTGTTCTATTTTATTTTCTATTTCATAATCTCTATTAACTGGTATTTCTCTCAATATTCTATGTATTTTATCTATATCAACTCCCACATCTTTTGAAAATTGTGTTGCTGTTATTCCCTTTTCTAGCAAAAATTTATTAAAAAATTTAAACTTTTTATCTCTATTCTTTATATTTTCAGGTGTCTTTTTTAAGATTTTTAAAGCCTCTTGCTCTAATTCTGGAAGTTCACCATTTTTAAATTTTAATGCTTCATATTGACTAAGTTTAAGTGTTCTAATCATTTGTAGCCAAGAAATTTCACAGTCAACCATTTCTTTCCTTAAATTAAGGATTCTCACTAAATTATCTCTAATTTGTGTAACTTTCTTCTCCACTGCTTCCATATTCTGCTAACTCCTTTTCTATCTTTGCTATCATTGTTTTAAAACTTTCTTTATTTTGATAGCAATATTCAAGCATTCCTTTTAAATATTTTTCTCTTTCTTCCATTCATTCTCCTTTTATGCTATAATTAAGCATATTTATTTTTCTATTGGGACATCTAACTTTGGTCGGAGAGGTGTCCCTATTTTTTATAGTATTTATTGCCTGTTCTGTTATAATATTGTCTTACTGCTTCCACTGTCTTTAAACCTAAATATTTAACTGCCCCTTCTTCATCACCTCTTTTAATATATAGTTCTAATGCCAAAGCACGCCTAATATCACTTATTTGATATTCTGCACCTAAATATTTTTCTGTTGCTTTTTTATTCCATCTTCTTATACTATATTCACAAACATTAAAGATTTTTCCATCTATCATCTCCTTATCACAATATTTTTGAATATCTCTTGAAAGTTCTTTGGATACCTTATGAATACCTATATATGATTTATCCCCATAAACTATATCCTCAACTTTTAAATTTACTATGTCTTTTATTTTAAAGCCTGTTTCCTTGATTATTTCATATATCAACCTTTCTTTCTCAGTAACTGAATTACTTAAAATATTAAATTGTTCTAATGTCATAAATGTTTTTTCCAAAAATTCACGCTTATAGTTTTTTATACTTACTGTTATATCTAGTCCCAACACTTCTTCAAAAAAGAACTCCAAAGCATTCAAATGAACTGCTCTACTATTCTTTTTTAAAAGCTTCATATTTTCATCTAAGTATCTAACCACATCCTCTTTTGTAATATTGATAATTTCTTTATCTGTTATTTCTAAAAAGTTACCTACTATTTGTGTATAGCTTTTCTTTGTTGCTTCACTGTATCCTCTATAATTCATTTCTGTTTTTAATGTCAATAAATCAAGAAAATACTTACTCATCTGTTCCAAACACCTCTTTTTTAAGTTCTTTTACTTCTTTAACCAATTTATCATGTAGCTCAATCAATAGTTTTACATCATCTTTAATAACTTCTATATCTGTTAAATATGTTTGAAATGCTTCAAACGAATCTAGTAAATCTCCTATTTCTCCATCTCTTGCCTTTATTAGCCTAACCATTTCATCAAGTTGAGCTTGTTGTGCTGGAAGTAAAGTAGGAGTTCTTAGAATTAACTCATTCTTTCTATATTTCTTCATTAATTCTCTTACAAATCTTCTAAACTTTTTAGCATTTTCAGTATTAGCTAACATAGTAACTTCATAAAGCCCATCTTCTGTAAAAAGTCTTTTTTCTCTTTTCTTAACCACTCCATTTTCAATACTATCTACTTTTCTAAGATAAGAAAATTCTTTATTTTTTAACTCTGGATTAGTATCAAGTAATTTTTTTAATCCTCTAACATCTGTGTATCCAATAGCTTTTGCTAATTCTCCCATCTCTATTTCTATTTCATTATTTTTTATTGTTACTCCTAGTTTCATTCCATTGTAGGTTATTAAACTTTTGTTTTCTTCCATTGCTTCTCCTTACTATTTGATTATAGGTATATCTCCCTTTATATAAAGTATTAAAGTAATTGCTAAACTAAAACCGAAAATAAGTATTATCCATTTTCCTATTAAGCTAAATATACATTCTGCTACTTTTTCTTTAGTCTCTTTTATAAACTCCATTTTATTTTCTAAAGATTTAATTCTTTTCTCTAATAAGTTATTTTCAGTAGCTAAATTAAGAATAACTTTTGTTTGTTCTGATACAATTTCTGTTAATTCTTTTAAAGATTCAATAATCAATTCTTTTTCCTTATCCATTTTACCTCCATTCAATTAGTTTTTAATTATCATTCAAATGTTAAATATTCTATAAGCATTCCCCCTTTATTGATTTTTTACCTCTTAAAAGCTATAATGTTGTTAATATAATTTTTAGGAGGTAGATATTTATGAAAAAATCTTTTTTGATTCACAAATTACGTCAAAGAATTAAATTTGAAGATAACTATCATAAACAAAAAGTTATTTTTATTGTTCCAGCTGGTATCATAAAGGGTACAGTAACTCTTCCAAGAGATTATGATGAAAGTGTTCAATATGATAATGATGGATATACCCACATGCAAGATATTTTAAATTCTGTCTGTAAGGAAGGCTATAAAAATATAGATAGGGTCAGTACAGAATATATTCCTTTTTTCAATGAACATGAGGTTATAGTTCTTGAAGATGTTGATTTTTCAAGTGGTTCTAAAACTGTTCATTTAAATAGCCTTTTACTTTTTCCAGAAGAGATAATCGCTATTTCTGTTGTTCCAGCTGATAAGAAAATATAGTTTTTATATATTTTTTAGATTTTTAAAATATTCATAATATATTTTAAATTTTTTGTTATATTTTTCTTTTTTTAAAGGATCTTTTTCTTTATCTGATTTATAAAGATATTGTCCAGCCATTTCTTCAAATAATTTTCTATATATGTCTGGACTTTCTTTTTTTAAAAATTCAATAAGTTCTTCATCAATTTTTTCAATCATTTTTCCTCCATTTAATAAGTTTTTTATTATCATTCAAACCTTAAAATTTTCTATAGACATTCCTCCTTTCTTTTTTTGTATAGTATTTCAATTCCCAATGTCCTGTGTACTTCTATCCCCCTTTCATTAATTTTTATATATTTTTAATATATATTTTTTTCTTAATTTGGTTTAAAAAATTTACCACAGTCTATTTTTAAATCTGTGATAGGATTACAAAATATAGAATTGTATCTCCGTTTTATAAATGGTATAATAAAAATAAAATATATTAATTTTATTATTAAAATTTTACAATTATTTTATAAAAACATTTACATTTGTTTTACATTTTGATTATATATCTATGTTTTACATTTGTCAAGTTTTTTATTTTAAGTTTGTTATATTTTTAAAAAAAAGGTGATTTTATGTATAATATAGGAGAGAAAATTATTTTTTTAAGAAAAAAAAATAAAATAACTCAAGATGAACTAGCTGATGCCTTAGAAATCTCTAAACAAAGTATCCTTAACTATGAAACTGAAAAAAGACAAATACCAATAGATGTTCTTTCCAAAATAGCAACTTTTTTTAAAATTCCTATTGAAGCTTTTTTCTCAGATAATTATGATAATTTTGAAGAAATTAAAAACAATAATACTATTAAGATCCCCATAATATCAAAAGTTTCTGCTGGATTAGGAGTTTATGGAAGAAATGAAATTTTAGATTGGCTTGAGGTTTCAAAATCAATAGCTAAAAGTGCGACATTTGCAACTTTTATTGATGGAGATTCAATGGAACCTAAAATACATGATGATGATTTGGTATTAGTGCAGGAAGTTTCTATGCTTGATAGTGGGGAAATAGGCATTTTCTTTTTAAATGGTGATGTATATTGTAAAAAATTTCAATACAATGAATTTACTAAGGAAATTATTCTAAAATCAATAAATCCAAAATATAAGCCAAAAGAGGTTACTTCTGATGATGAATTTAGAATTATAGGTCGTGTTGTAGCAGTTTTTGATTATACTATTTAAGTGTTCTAAATCAACTAGTGTACAAATTGTCACTGGTTGATTTTTATTGCTAATATTAGATTTTTATTTTTTTAAACTCATTTTAAGTATTGTTTCCTGTGTTCTATTTGTGAAATTTTGCTTTTTTTAACTATTTTTATTCTTTTGCACAGCATTATTTTTATTTATAAATTTTTTAGATTATGATTTTATGCTATTTTTTAGTGGTGTGCAATCCATTCTCATTTTTTCACATTTTTTCTCATCATTCACACCGTCAAAAATACTCTCTAAATAAAAAAATAAGGGCTTTACACCCCTATCGAACAAGTTTTGAACATTTCTTGAAAATTCTTATTTTTTCTCATAAATGGTGTGAAGTGATTCCATTTATTCTCATTTTTTCTCACTCACTTATTAAATTATATTATCAATTTTCACATCATAAATATTTATTTAACTATCCTATTTATCTATAATTAAATTCATTTTTTATAATTCTCTTTATAATTATCATTTTAAATTACCCCCCACAGTAGTCTAGCCACTATCTGTTCCACAAAATATTTTTTACCTTCGTCAGAGGCATCTTTATTATAGTTTTCTAATGACTTTGCCATATCTATTTGTGGATTATTTACAACTGGATTCATATCAGAAAAATCTTTCATATCCAAGTAATTTCTAACAGCATCAAATACCTTATAGCTTGTTTTATCTATTTCATCACATTTTCTTGTAGCTCTTCCAAGCATTTGATGGTAAAGTATACGGCTTTTTACCTTTCTTAAAAATACAAGGTTAGTAATTTTAGGTACATCTACTCCTGTTGTCAACAAGTCAACAGTTACTCCTATTGTAGGATAAGATTCATTTTTAAATTTTTTAACTAAATGGTCTATGTCCTTAACATAACCTGTCATTTTAGCTATCATTTCTATATTCATGTCATAGATACCTTGCTTATGATACTCCTCTCTTAAAATACGAACAACCATATCTGCATGTTCATCAGAAGCAGTGAATATCAATGTCTTTTCAGGTCCTTCTGGATTGATGTAGTCAACCAAAGCAGAACAAACTTCCCTATTAAAACTTTCTGTTATTACAGATTTATTAAATTTTTCAACATCAAAATCTAATTCATCTTCTAAAACTTCTCTTTGTTTAACACTTTGAGTTTCAATATCATAAACTTTTACTTTTGCTCCCTTTTCATAATGTATACCTTCTTCTGATAACTTTGTAATTATCTCATAAGGTGGCTCTGCATCAACTAAATAACCATCTATAACTGCTTGAGAACAAGTGTAACTATACACAGGCTCTCCAAATATTTCTTGAGTATGTAATGCAGGAGTAGCAGTTAAAGCAATTTTTACTGCATCAAAATAATCTATCACTGCCTTATACTTACTTTCAAAATCTTTTTCATCAAAGAAATCTCTTTCTTCTTCTTTCATATTTCTATCTA